ATCTAGATCTTTGTCTAATACTACATCTAATGACTTAGCAACCTCTTGCTCTCTCGCTATCTCAGAAACAATATCGTCATAATCACCACCATTAGTTTGAGCTATAACTTGTGATTTAGTCATGTACCCAGCTTGTTCAGCTTCCCTAAATGCTTTTATCTCCTTTAAAGGATCAACGTAATGTTGTGCTGGTGGAGTCCATCTTGGTTTGCAATATCTTTTTGAATTAGATGCATAATCAGGAAAATCTATAACACCAGATAAAACAGCAAGATCTAACCATTCTTTAAATACTCGATAATGGAAGTTATCTCTTATATATTTCTGACAAAACTTCCAATGCTCTCTATCTTCCAACAAACTAAGTCTTGAACTTGAATAGTTAGTCTCACTAAAGTCCTTACTAATTGTTTCAAAGCTGCATCCTATTCCGGTTGCAAAACGTCTAATTTTGTTTTTTACAAACATCTCATATTGCTGACTTGGATAATCAATGTCAGGAACAGTAACAGATTCGTTAGGCATAAGATAACGAAAAGTACCAGGCTCAAAGGATTGTATGCGTTGATGGTTTTCGACCTCATCTCCTATAAGCTCCCCTTGATCGTTTTGGATAAAGCCCATGATTGAAGCACCGGCTCTTGCTCTTATAACAGCAGCTTCTTCATATCCTTGCAACTGATGCATATCAGCCATAACACTATGAAACCAAGGCACACCTCTGTTCTGGCCAGGTCTTTCTGGAAGGAATAAATGAATAATATCTTCTGCTGGTACAAAAATATGTAATTTTTTATTCTGTGAAAAGTCTAAATAATATGCATCACCAGGGTGTTTTGTAAGAATGGCGTACCTTACGGCTCTTCCCCATTCATCAACTTCAACTCCATTTCTCCACTCGTTACCTTTATTTAAAGTTTTGCCATCATATTCTTCATCTAACAAATCGCTTTCTATTATCTGTAATGCAAGTGGCACTTCTGAATTACCAAATGGTTTTCTTACAATTCTAAAAATAGCCTCACCAGATTCACATAATGCTCCAGCGGCTAGCCATTCAAACTGATGGAAACTATACTTGCCAGCACAATCACAGCTATCTGCCTGTGTCCATTCTGACCATGCGTCCTCGATAATATTATTGGCTCTCTGATCTCTTTTACCACCTCTTTGCTGTACTACAAGAGATTGAAACTTCATTCCAGTTCCAACTATATTTATTTGTGTTGTTCGTTTTGCTTGTCTAGCATAAGGATTGTTTCTTACAAGTTCTCTTGATCTATCTCTTAGCTTACGCAAACTATTCCTTATTTCGGCATCAGCACTTAACTGGCTACTCATCCAATCGGAAGTAAGCCTAGAAACTAATGCTCCTTGATATGCTCGTTTTAAACTTTTGAGTGGATTAGCATTTCTGCCAAAACCTAATACACGTTTAACCGCTGTACTTATGTTTGATCTAATTCCCATTAAATTGCTCCGTTAAAACGTACAAATGTGGCTCTTGGATTTCCAAGTCCATTAGCAATCATTTCTCCTTGTTTTTCTCTAACTAACTCTGCTTTATATCTACTTTCTAACGACAGAAGTTCTGATAACTCATATTTCTTAGCTGATCTTGTTCCAATCTTATATTCTTGTATTGCACCGCCAGTAATTATTGTTCTTATAGCTGCTTGTATAACATCTAAATCTTTTTCTACTTGTGAACGTCCATCAAATGCTGCCGGAGTGCCGGAATATGACATACTAGCCAACACTTCAAATCCACCAGTAAAAATGGTCTGGACTTCTTGTCCTGATTTATTTGCAACCGCTTGATAGAACCAATTACCAGCATCGAAATTAGCTGTTGTAGCCGCAGTAATACTAAATGCAAAACCATCCAAGTATGCAGAGCTACTTACAGTTGCGCCTTCTGATGAAGTATTAGTTCTTAAATAATAAACAACAGACCAATCTGGACTGCTAATGCTATTACCAAATACGTCTTGTGTAGAAGGTATGCGCCATTGGATAAAATCGCCAGCGCGAATTTTAGTAGGAAATGTCATTTTTATCACCAATTAGAGATAAAATTCGACTTTTTAGTCGATTTAGTTTGATTTAATCTTATCTTAGTATCCTTAGTAGGCTTTTTATCGTCAAATCTCTTAGCAAACTGATCATATATTGTTCTTCGGTCATATTTTTGTAATAATCGTTGAAAACTAGCGTATGCATATACCATTTCATCAAGTGCCTCATTAGCTTGGTTCTTTTTCTTTACCCAAACACGTTCTTGATAACCATTTTTGTATTTTAATATTTGTCTTTCTGCTGTTAACTCTTCAAAATATGCGGAAGTTATTGTTGGGTAAAAATGAATATAACCATGACCTACTTCTGCATCTTTTAATTTGTTATGCAAAGTAGTTTTAATAATATCTACACCAACTGGATATAAACTAAGACCTCTCTTCAAAACTTTACCTTTAAAATTTATATCTACTTTAGAAATCTTACCTAAAGGTGGTTTTCCTTTTTGGCCCATACCTTTTATTCCTATCAAACCTAGTTGTTCTCTTTCTCTAACGTACTGATAAGTTTCTTGAGTAAAGTGACCGCCGGTATCGATCGCTGCCGTGTCAATTTTTAATTCTTTGCCTTCTTCATTTATATATTTAGATTGCAAAACCTCATCTAACTGCGCCCATAAGTCCGCTCTTGCCGGTGAGCCATAGATTACCTTTCTATCTATTAAGAACATTTCTTCTTTCTTACCAAAACCAATAATCGACATACTTAACCTGTCATCTTGTACGTCAATACCTAACGTCAAAATTAATACTTCTTTGGGAGGTATGCCTTCTTTATATTTTTCATCTGATGCACGTTTTAATAATCCTTCTGCACTTGCTTTTGTATGATATTCGTCTTCATATACCTCTCCCAAAGTTACATTGATAAAAGTTTTAAGTTGTTCTTGATCATTTTTACAAGCAAGATATTCTTCCATAAGATTTGACCAACTTGCATTTGGTGAATATGAATATGCAGCCCAAATATGAAACCCAACGTGCTTACCATTATATGGAGCAGTAGCTCGCCATTCTCCCCTTTCTACCATCCATCGTTTCTTTGAATGAGGAATATGATAATTACATTTTTCACATTTATATATTGTTGTGTTTGGATCATTTTCAAAACATTCAAAGTTAGCCCATCTTAAATACTGCATATGATTACATTTGACGCATGGTACATAGTAACGGCGTTGATCTGTCTGATTGAATAATTTTTCTATACGACTAAAATCTTTAACCGTTGGCGTAGACCCTGCCACTATTTTTCTATTAGCAAAAAATTCTGTACGTTTTATTCCAAGCTTAATTTGATCACCCTCAGTTCCGGCAGACGCTGGATATCCATCAGTCTCATCAAACAGAACTATACGTCTAGATACTCTTCTAAAGCCTCTTGGTGAGTTAGCACCAACCAACGTAAGGTTTCCACCGGGAAATAATTTCTGCAATAACGTATTCTGTCCATCCTTTGCTTTTGCATCACTAACTAACCCTTGCAGACATTTTGTATCCCGAAGCATCGGGGCAATTTCTTCTTTTGAATAACCAGTAGCATCCTCAATTGTCGGTTGGACAATCATTATTGGACAAGGGTCATTATGTATATGAAAAGCAATTATGTGGTTAAGAATTTTTGAATATCCAACCCTTGCAGATTTCATTACTGATATCTGTTCAATATTAGGATCAGTAACTGCATCCATAATTCCTTTTTGATATGGCAATGTACGCCACCTTCCACCCTCCGCAGAACTTTCTACTGATAAATATGCATACTCATTAGCCCATTGACTAAGGCTTAACTTTTTAGGTGGTAAGAATGCTGCATATGCTTTTTTTTCTAAATCGAAAATACTGGTCATGCAACAGATAATTCCTCTAATGCTTCTCTAACAATGTCATCAATACAATCAACAGCGCTGTTATCTAAATCTGGTAATCGTTGCTGTGCTTTAGACGCAACACCAAGCATTTTATTTCTAGTGTTAGTAATTATTTTTTGCCATGTATTATTAACTTCATCAACAGCTACAAGACTTTTTTCCTTTTCTTTGCGTTCTAACTCTAATAATTCTGCCTTTAGGTGTTCTGTTCTTGCTTTACTCTCTACATATTCTGGATAGTCAGTTTCAGATTGTGAAGTTTTATAAGTCTTATGTTCTATTTTTCTAGTTAATTTAGGCTCTGATTTTTTTGACCATTCATTAAGCATCGTATCTGAATTTATTACCACCTTTCCTTGATTGTCTTTGATAGCCGTCAATCTGCCCTGTTTGATTGCCATATATACTGCTTGGATTGTTACTCCCATCTTCTCTGCCGCTTCTTTTCTAGTGATTAGTGCCATAGGACTGTAAATCTTTTTGTTTACAATAGCGTAAATGTAAATATATGGTATAATACCGCATTTTTACTGAGGTTTTGCTAAATGCCTCATTTCTAATATAGCGCAAATGTAAATACTGTAAAAAATTTGTGCCTAGATATAATTTGCGCTTCTCTCT